CCATATGCGACGAGCTGAAGAAGACCGCCGCCCATTGTGTTTATCTTTTGCGAGGATATATTCTTGTCGCTTCTGAACAATGAAGGGCGGTGCCTACAAGACACAGGGAGCCGATACGTGCGTCTACATTCCACAAGTGGACTGCAATGGTAGGCGTACCACTCTACGCAAGGCACCGGCTGGTACTGCGTTTGTATCTCGAATCACTCGGGACCAACGGGAGCTCGAGATTCAGAAAGTCGTAGTCAAGGCACTCAAAAAACTAGAAGGCGAAGGGCATGACATCACAAAGTTCTTCAACCTGGCCGATTCCTCATGCATACCAAACTTCAGGCCCGACGACAAGAGGGAGGCATGTACGATTAGAGCACTGCACGGTGACGAAAGGCGACTTATCAACCTTATCACACCGGTGCAGGGCGACACGCTTCTGAAGAGTATTCTTGCCAAGTCCAAGCCGGACGCTCTGATCAAGTCATCGCTGAAAGGAGTCATGCTGGCCATGGCTCGGGTGAATGCAATGGGAATTACGCATAGCGATTCCCACTTCGGCAATCTGGGATGGCAGGGTGACCAGCTCGTCATCTTTGACTGGGGGCGTGGAACCGCCAACCTTCGGGCATTCAAGCAGTGGACTGTCCAATATGCCTTGTCGGACGTGCAATCGCAGACCTACTGGAAGTCCTACAGTCAGCACACGCTGCAGTTCACCCTCATTGACCAGCTGGTTCAAGCGAAAATCTTCAACAAGCCCGCGTCCTTTGATTCACTGTTGTCCGTCTGGGACACCCTCGGTCTGCTGGGTCCTGCGGCGGCAGCCGGTATCGTCTCTGAGCAAGAGAGCAAGCTGTTCCTGAAGGGTGTATTTGCTAGCATCGAGGCCGACTGGAAAAAGCCTATAACAGAGCGTCTTATCAACAGGTTCATTCCAGACCTGTTCGGAGGCCAGTCAATTGTCCACCCGATTGTGGCCGAGAAGCCCATGCCTCCCGCCGAGGCACAGGTGGTGAAGCGTATCCTTCCGGCTCCGGTCGTCAACAACCCCGAGTCGACCCCGCCCGTTGCGGCGGTTGCCCCTCCTCCCGTCCCCGCTGCGGTTCAGAAGGCACCGAAGGCTGCCAAGGCTGATAAAAAGATGGAGGATATCAAGGCTGCGTGCCGGAAACTGCTGGAACCTGAGGGGGGTCGGCGGCGGACGCTCAGGCGGAAACGCCTACCCCGACTTTACTAAGTGCCTCTTGGCACGCAAACTGCTCAGCCTTCTTGCGGGTTGTTCCGACTCCTGTTCCATAGACTCTGCCTTCCACAAAGACAGCTACGACAATCTCATTCTTCTTTGGGTCATTTGACCTCATTTCATAGACTGGTGTGCACTTGAACTCTCGCTGACAGTACTTCTGAAAGATATCCTTGAAGTTGGTGGTCGATGCGACAATCTCATCCACATCGAGGTATGTCTCCATAACACTGGTCACAAATGCATAGACCACTGCGAATCGATTGCCACAATCCGTCCATAAGGCTCCAAGAAAGGCCTCAAAGATGTCACCCAGCTTCTTGGTGTTGCTCCGGCCAGCAATCGCCGCCGAATCCTCATTGTGGCGTGAAATCACGTAGAATCGATTCAGCCCCAACTCCTTCGACAGCCCTCCGATACGGTCATTGTTGACGAGCTCCTTACGGGCGTCCGTCAAGAATCCCTGCTTCTTCTCGGGGTACTTCTTTCGCAGATACGTCGCGATGCAGGCTCCGAGAACCGCATCACCTTCGAACTCCAAACACTCGTAACTTTCGTCTTGGAGGGGCATGACGCCAGACGGACAGGGGGCAAGAACAGCCGGCTCTCCGTCGGGAGTGGTATAGTCAGTCCTGCGTACATAGGTGGTGTGAACCATGGCTGTCTGGAAGACCCTGCGATTGCCAACTCGATAATGAGGGAGTCCATGACGGCGAAGAATGCGGTGGATATCCTCTTCGGTAAAGAATCGGTTGGAGGCATTGTAGGGAGAGTACATGGGTTGAGTTCGCTCCCTCGCGGTAAATTCGTTTTTATCGACCACATACAATGGCAACAACTCGCCGCCGTGGTGGTTTCCTCGGTATCAAGAAGGCCGTCAAGTCGGTCTTTCAGACCAAGAAGCAGAATGCACGCATGTATCGACTCTCTCGTCTGCGTAAGCTCAAGCGGACAAAGATGTCGGCTGAGATGAGTCGCCGCAAGCACATGCAGCGAATCGCCGAACAAAGGGCCAATATCGAAAACGCCGCCTACTAACAATGGGACAGTGTCACTCATCCTTCGCATATAATGTAGTGCGGACACCCGAAACCGCACCCCCACTTGAAACCTGTATCGTGGATGTCTCAGCATGTCGCTACGAGATCCCGACGCACACCGATATGGCCGTCTGTTTTGTCTTCTTCAACTCGGCGCGGTCGAAGAAGATGCTCATGAACTACTTTTACACGATTGAAAAGTTGAAGTTCGCGAAGATTCCCTACTACACGATGGAGCTGCTCTTTGACGACCACGAACCTGAAATCAAGGACGCATTCCACGTCCGGAGCAAGAGTGTCTTGTTCCACAAGGAGACGCTCTGTTCTCTTCTGGAGGCCCGGGTTCCGCGGCGGTTCACCAAGCTGCTCTTCATGGATGCTGACGTTATCTTCGGCCACCCCGGCTGGTATGACGAGGTTTCGCGGTTACTGGGCACATACCAAGTGGTCCAACCCTTCTCCACCTGCGTATGGCTGGACAGTACGTACACAAAGTTAGTCCAAACCCGCCTGTCCGTCGCCTACATGAATCGCACAACCCTGTACAATCACAATTACCATCCGGGCTTTGCGTGGGCTTTCCAACGCGAATGGTTCCGGGAGGTGGGATTCTACAAGGAGGGCATTACAGGAAGCGGAGACACACTGTCCACCGCCGCTTGGATGGACATCAAGTTCCCCGCTGGATATGTTCACCCGTCGCTGGTCCCATCGTATACCGAGTACTCGCGAATGACGCTGCCCAGACTCGCATGCTCGACAGGCACATTGTATCACCTGTGGCACGGGTCGGCCAAGAACCGCAAGTACGTCGACCGTCACCGCATTCTTGACGGTATTCGCGACGTGAGGTCTATTCTGGAAACCAACAAGGATGGGGTCATGGAGCTCACGGACCGTACCGTCGACCTAAAAATGCGAGAGTACTTTGCCTCGCGAGAGGACGACGGGATGTGAAGCTTAAAGATTTTCTCCGTCCCATACATATCGATTGATGCGAAAACAGCTATCTACACTGGCACTTCAAGTGGTTGAGCGGCAAAGGCAGTTATCCGTTGCGGTGACGCGAGTCCAGTATGGATTCATGCCCCGCGAAAATACCCTTGAAGCGTCAAGACACCTACGTGACATCAATGCTCTCCTTCGGGAGATTGAAGAATCCCTCCAACCCGCTTTCTCGCACGCAAACCAAAAACGCAATGAATGAGCTCTTCATTGGTGCGGCTGTCGCCTTTACCGCGTGCATTTGTGGTTGCATGGGTGTGGCTCACATATGGAGCCGTCACACAGAGTTCACATTGACAATTACGCATAACCCAGTTCACTCGGCGGGGTCGGATGAGCCCGAAGACCCGGTTGACTTTAGCTCGAAGCCAAAGTCGTCGGCCACCAACCTCGGCTCGTGACGACGGACAATCTCCTTCATCACCTCAGACCCACGATCGCCCAGAATGTCCTTGAGATAAATCTCCAGGTCCTTCTTGGACAGAGACCAGCCCTTCTTCCACTTGTTCGGACGCTTGACATTGAACGTCATCTCGGACTCCCGCAGGAGAATCTGGTCGGGCAGCTCAGTGTGAGCGTAGAGTGCAGCCAAATCCAGCTCGACCGTACGGCGGGTGTCGCGAAGTTCCGAAACCTCGGCATTCAGCTGGGAGATGTCCTTGTTCACGCGAATGTACCTAGAGAGAATTGCCTTCAGAGTGTCCATGATGCTGTCTACTCTGCGGTATAGAAAGTATCCGTTTTAAGCAAGCGAGTCCATGTTCCTCTTTGACCAGAAGGAAATTGAGAGGTTACGGACTGTCTACAACAAGGAACACCCCAAAGAACGAGAGATCGAAAGGGGGGATGTAGACACCGTGTGGGGTGAGCTGAAACAGCGTCTCCATGCCAAGTGCCGCACCGGTGACCCTACGTGCATCGTGTCCTCTATGATGAAGCGGCCTCGTGCCCCTGCCTCCTGGGCAGAGAACCAGTCCGAGTGGCTCTCGTCGGATGACATTGACAAGCTTGAACATGAGTATGAGAAGGTCTTTGAGGACTATCATTTCGTAGGCTGTGTGCCGATTGACTTTGACCTGAAGTCAGAGACGTCCAAGTGCATCGTGTCGACGCTCTGCTCTATGAAGCTGACCACTCTGTATGCGAAGGGATGCCGTCGCGTGGGCATTGTCTTCAACACGGATGTCCACGATGGACCGGGTCAGCACTGGATTGCCGCGTTCCTCGATATCCGTCCGGAGCTGATGTACCCTCGCATGACGTACTTTGATTCGTATGCCCACAAGCCCGAGAAGGAGATTCAGCGTCTGATGTTCCGGTGGAAGGACCAGTGGGACGCACTCGGTGGCCCGGCCATGAAGCTGACCTACAATGCGACACGTCATCAGTTCAAGGAGTCTGAATGCGGCATGTACTGCCTTCACTTTCACTACGCGTGTCTCATGGGTCTGCCTATGGGTGAGCGTATTTCAGATGAGAAGGTGAATGCCGAACGGTTTGGGCCGTTGTTCAAGCCTAAAAAAAAGGAAGACTAAATCAATGGAAACACTCATTGCTGTGGGAGCACTCGTGGCTGCGGGGTATGTGATGGCGGGAGCTGAGACGCAACCGCGTGAGTCCCGTGACCACACATTGGTCGATTACACAGTTCAGGGTAGCACATTCGAGGACCTCTCGGGTGCCCTTGCCAAGGGATACCGACTGATTGAGCTTCACATCTATGCCGACGCCCAGGATGAGCCGGTGGTTGCTCTTCAGCCCAACTACGACCAGGTCGCCCACCGCTCCTTCGTCTCGTGTTGCGAAGTGATTGTGAACGAGGCATTTCCGTCCGATGACCCGCTCATTCTGAGCCTGGTCCCGCACACGGACAAGAGCTTCACACTGAACCGCGTCGCACAGCATCTCAAGACGACGGTCCGGAAACACTTTGCTGAAGGCGATGTGACGGAGAAGTCGTTAGATTCGCTGGCCAACAAGCTCATTCTGGTCTCGGGTAATGAAGTTCGCGGCACAGAACTTGAGTCGCTCATCAATCTCTCCTGGAACGAGAGTCGCCTGCGTCGTCTCACCTACCAACAGGCTGCCCATCCTCGCGAGCCGGAGGAGCTGCGTGCCTTCACAAAGTCAAACATCGTTCTTGTCGCACCTGACCAAGCCTTTTCGAAGTTCAAGGTCATGGACGACGTTCATGCGTATGGATGCCAATGGAATCTCTGTCCTGGGTCGGGTGTGGGTTTTATTCCTCGCGGTTAAACAAAAATGGCGAACGCTTGGCTCACTCACGTAAAGAAGACAATGTCGGAGATGAAGCACCGCGGCACCTACAAGAAGGGCGATGGTCTGAAGAAGGTCATCCTGGAGGCGAAGAAGACGTACAAGAAGTCTTCGAAGGCGATGGGCAAGAAGGCTCACCACACCCGCCGTCACCGCAAGAGCCGCATGTCCATCTTCTAAACAAACGCAGACCGCATAACTAGAAACGCCAAGAACAAGAAACACAGCATGTACACTTTCATGCACAGAGTGGTTTCCACAGCCATCTGTTTAGGTAAGTAGACCTCCACCAGCGATCCGTCGAGTTCGCTTAGGGTCACGCTGTTTCGTAAATCCTCCATTGTCCAGTCGTCGGCATGTCTTTCCATGGTAGGTTGACTTGGCACATCCACTCTTGTAGTATGCGACATGATGCGTGTACCCTTTGAAGGTGCGAATACTCGAGTTCGTTTTCACTGCGAGACGTCGGAGCAACCCATACATCCAGTGAAGGTACCCCGACCGAGACGACAGTGCCATTGGATGCGAATCCATGTACTTGACGACAACCTTTCGCAGTTCGGGAAAGGGATATGTCTTTCGCAGTGACCGGAGAAACAGCTGCTGGACATTGGTCTGGTCATAGTCGGGCTTTTCGGGGTAATTGTAGGCAATCGAAAAGAGAAAGTCACGACCCGGAACTGCGTGCGGTTTCTTGTTGAGAAGCATCGCATACTTTTCATGAACCTCTTCGTAGGTCGGGTCAGGGTCGGGCAGAATCACCGCGGGATCCGTCTTGGCCTGTGTGGTTAACTTTTCGTTCACCTTGCGGTGAATCTCGTAGAGCCAACGTCCAGCATCCGCCGTCGGAGTCAACGGGTGTTCAGACACAAAGTTGGCCGTGCTTTCACGGCAGAACTTACAAGGAAGAACGCGGCTTATTTGAGAAAGTGTGAGCGACGCGGAAGGCGAACCTTCAGCAATAAGGTGGAACAGCTGCCAGGCACTACTGCCCCAGTATCTAGTATCCATATTGTATTCAACGTACATCTTTCTTGGTCAGCCACACGGCGATTTGCAGAGTCATGGCCGCATCCGACACCGGGTTATGTGCCTTGCCCACCGGAAAGGCCGTCTTCAGTCCGGAATCCAGTTCCTTCGCGATGCATGAGTACGTGCCTTCCAGCTTTGCCGTGCCACATCGCTTGTTGAACTCCGGATTGTATTTCGCAATGTCGACAATACCAATCGGTGGATGGTAGGCAATCTTCTGTCGAGAGCATGCGGACTTTAACGCCTTCAAGTCCATATCGCCCTTCACAATGACCACGGATTCCGACACCATCTTCATGAACCCCGTCAGCCACGACGCAGGCTTCAAGTGCGGCTTCACCAGTTTGTCGGCAAAGTATGCAGTCACAATGTCATTATGACCAAGAAACTCCGGTGCTGTCCGCTCAGTCTCCTCAAGAATATCCAGCACCACGGACGTCGGAGGCGTCACGGTGGAGAACTTGGACGAGACACGGTTCAGCTGACCGGCCGGCGGAGGCAACACTGCGAAGAAGGGGGTAGACCGTGTCCACGCATCGCCTGTCTTCTTCAAGTGGTATCCGCCGATTTCACGAGGCAAAAACTGCTCGCCGAGGTGCCAGAACTCGCAGTCAAACGCGAGGATGGAGGTCGCCTTCCCAGCTAGTTTGTCCAATCCTGCATTGCGTATCTTCATTATGACGTCAGCTGAAAAACATTCTGGATAACTCAATAAATGCTCGACACGAAGGACATCATCATTCTGACGGCGTCGTTTTACCTCGGAAGTGTGGTGGCTGCCTTCTTCAAGTCGCTGAATGACGGTATCCTCGTGCCGCTCCTGGCCCCGGCCGCCGCGGCGGGCAAGGGTGTGTCGGCCTTCTCCATCAAGGTCGGCTCGGCGGACCTCAAGGTCGGCGCGGTCATCGGCGAGCTGGTGAACCTCATCGTCTCCTTCGCCCTGGTCGTCTTCACCATCGGCCTGCTCCGCACGTATGTGCTGACTCGCATCGGTGCCAAGCGTGGTGGCGAGGGTACCTACTAAAAAACTAAACTACTAACAATGTCTTGGCTGCCCGATTCCGTAACAGGTGCGTGGACAAGCGCGACGGGAACCGCGTCTGACTATTGGTCGAGGCGTCCTTCGTGGTTAGGCGGCCCGGCTCCTGCTCCCGCGGCTCCCATGACTGTCGGTGCTCGCCGTCGCCGTCACAAGACACGTACCACAAGGGTCCTCGGGACCCGTCACCGCAAGTCTACGCATCACCGCACCGGAAGGCGGTCCAGCGGTTCCCCACGGCCTTCCCGTAGGTAGCCTCGAGCTGCTTCTTCAGGTCGGCCGTAACCGCCTTGCTCGTCGGCTCATTGGTCCGCTTCCAATTCACAAACTCGGCTGAAATCTCACCCCACTTCGTCGGTGCCGGGGACGGCTCGTCCTCCAACGGCGGCAGCTGCGGGTGAATCTTCTCACGGATGAACTTGGCGATCACGTCACTGTCCTCCTTGTACTCGCTCGTGTACTCCATAACCTTCTCCGGCGGAACCAGCTTGCGATAACCCTTGCCCTTCTTGTACAGGTGAACCAGGTATGCGAGAAACGCCTCCGCCCAATCCTTGCTCTGCGACTTCTGAACAATCGACTCATCAATGGGCTTCTCGTGGGCCAACCGAGGGTCGGCCACGAACTTGCTCACGAAGTTGATAACGACCAGACGACGCCACGTACCTCCGTCCTGCGTGTTAATCTTCGGCTTCTCGTTACACGCCAGATTGAAGCGAGCCTGGAGGTCAAAGTCCAGCATCTGCTTCGAACCTGCATACAAATCGCGAGCCGTAATCTTCTCAGACGACGCCAACTCCTTCATCAGACCCGTGTTAAGCGGAACCTGCTCATCGGGCTCCTGCATGGTCACGAACCGACGACCCTTCATACGCACCAACTCCGGTGCGGCTGCCGCAGACTTGTTACGAGCCTGGGTCAGCAGAGAGATAGGTGCCTTACACGCGTAATCACCCATCGCCGTCGACATGAGATTCATCAACATGGACTTGCCGTTGGAACCCGTACCGGTCAGAATGTGGAACTTCTGAGCCTCGTTACATCCAGACAGAGACGTTGCCAGGTATGCGAGAAAGTACTCGCGGACATCTTCGTCGGGCAACACATCACAGATGAACTTGTTCAACTCCTGCCAGCACGGATAGGAGTCGTGGGGGCGGTCGGGGTGAAACTCGAGGTTCGTGCAGAAGGAAATGTAATCCTCCGGCTTGCCATCGCGGAACTCGAAGGTCAGCGTGTCAAACACGCCATTGCTGAAGGCGATAAGGTTCTTGTTCTCATCCACCTTGTTGGCAAACTCCTCGTCGAGGAACAGCTCGCGGCACTCCTTCATGACGTTCTCCTTGAACCGAGTCATACGCAGCTGCTTTCGCATGTGAGCATAGGCCTGGCGCTTCTTGTCCATCTTGCACCAGTCGCACCCACTCGGGTCGTGCTTGCCATCGGGACACGGGTTGATGGCCTGCATTTGCGTGGTCATCTCCGACTCCTTGCGGAAGAAGTCGCGGAACACATCCGAGGACAGGCGGCACTGAAGCGAAACACCCTTGTCTGTCTCACGCCACGTGTGACCAGCGAACCAATACCAGGCCGACGCACTGAACCGGGCACACTTGAACTCGTCGCGGAACTTGGCATGGACCACCTGAGCCATGTCGTGCTCCGTCTGCGTATCGGTCGCCGCCTCGAGCAGACTCTCGATGTTCATCTTCTCAATCTTCAGGTATCCGTCCGGATTGTCCGTGCGAGACCAGTGACGAAGGCTGCCAACACCCAACTTCGCTCCGTCGTTCCTGAAATTGAAGCCCATCCACTTGCCCGTCACCTCACGCGGGTCATACTTGCCATCCTGACGCTGGGAACAGAACTCATACCACGTATCCTCGAGGTCAGGGTGAATGTTCTTCAGACAGTGTCCGACATTCGTCCGCTCATCGTGGCTATTGTAGCGAGCCGGACTCAGGTTCAGCACGTGACCGCTGTAATAGTCCTTCATCTCCTTGGACAGCGGCTGAAGGTAGATGGCCCGAGCCGGCGACGAACCACGCGAACCCGGATCCCCTGCACGCTGAGCCGGGCGTCCACGCTGGGGCACAACCGCTGCCCCACCTGAGATGCGAATCTCCTCCTCTCGCAGAGCATACGCCTTACCCAGCTCCGTCGCCGGAGACTCGGATGTTGGTGGCGACCGAATCGAGAACTTGCGGATATTCTCGGGCTTGATTTCGCGGTTCACCTCCTCGTCAATGGCCACCGCCGTGTCATTCGGATCCCACTCAATCGAGTACTTGAGCTGATACGGCTGTGGCGTCGCACCCTCACCCGCCGGCTTCTTGGAACCGAGCAGCGCCCACCAACTCGTGTGGTTCAGCGGAGACTTGTCGTACGTCTCACGCCAATCCTTCTTCATCTCCAAGCCCGGGAAGAACTCGTCCATCTTCGGCAGCAGTGCGTTGCGAATTGCCAGCTCGACATTCTTGTTCGAACGCACATCCGGCACCACCAAGTGAATACCGGACTTGGACTCCTTCTTCCCTGGGTAGAAGGTCGGCTCCGGCTTCTCCATCACATAGACGTCCGTCACGTCCTTGATGTCGATGTACCGAGCCGCCTCGGCCATGTACGCCTTGACGAAGGCGACAGTCATGGCTTGCGTATGCTTGTGGTCCTCAACCTGTCCATCGTACAGGAAGTCGAGATCCACACGGAGAGGACCAATACGAGTCATCTTCTCCGTGATGGTCAGTGGACCATTGTTGTTGACGTGGTTGCAGTAGAGGCGATAGAACTCGTCCATCTTCTCGTCGGGAATGGTGTAGAGAATGCAATGGCCGAAGAGCTGGTGAGTCTCGAGACCACTCTTGGTCTCAGCACGGTGAGCGTCCAGAAACTTTTGAAGGTGTCCAGGCTGCATCGTTGATTAATACCCCGATTAGTTGCCGGCGGCTAATTCCTTTTGAACGCATGGAATTGGATTCGAGGGTTCAAAACGAAACAAGATTTCGTGACCAAGAGGTAAGCAAAATGAAGTTCTGTGCCAAGTGTTCGAATTTCCTGTGCGACATCGTGGAGCATGACGGCAAGGCCTACCTGAAGTGCCGCGCCTGCCCGTACGAAGAGGAGTCTGGGTCCGTCGTATACGAGCACGACCTTCAGCAGGATACGTCGGTTCAGTATTCCATCAACCCTTACCTGAAGCATGACCCTACGCTTCCTCGATTCAAGAACATGACATGTCTCAATCCCGCCTGCACAACGCGAGGCAAGGAGTCAGACATTGTAGGTGTAAAGCTGGACCCCGTAAACGTGGTCTGGATGTACCAGTGTGCGGTGTGTGATGCAATGTGGAAGCAGAATGCTCGTGCCTGAGGGACACTTGTGGACCGTGCGTAGCGTGCGAGGGCTTGAAAAGCCCTCTACCGTGCCGACCCAGGGAACTGGATGAGATTGGTCTGCGGCACAACAAGACCCGTTGTGCCGGACGAGCGAGCCTGAGGGCTGCTCACCACACCACCCAGAACACCACCACCACTAAGCGTCGCAACCTGCGAAAGAGCTTTTGGGTTGGACCGAGAGAAGACCTTTTGGCGAGGAGCTACACGGGCCGGAGCTGCAGCACCAGTTGTGAGGTATGCCATGTCCGAGAACTGGAGAAGGGCGTTGTTCGCAACCTGTCCACCCTGGTTGTACGGGGTCGTGCGAGTCAGCGTCGGCTTCAACTGAGCCTGGGCCTGAAGTTTGACGAAGGCAGTGTACTCAGACGCAGAACGAGTAGGCATTGTTTTAGTCGGAGAAGACTTTCCGTGCGGCAGCAACCGAGACCGTTGAGTTTCCTTTGGGTGCCACAACAGCCGTAATCGTCGTCTTTGCGGCCACTGTCAGGGACACTTTGGATGCCACCGCAACAGAAGACGCAGCCGCCGGAATCACAACCGCCACGCTTGACTTACCGGAGAGTTTGGACGACCCACTGATTTGGGCGGCACCTTTTACGTAGTTCGTGTAATCAGAAGCGGCACCGCGGATGATCGGCATTTATTGAAAACGAAAGAGTATGTTCCTAGACAAGAGAGAGTACAATGACCGACCACCCTGAAGCGAAGCCCGTCTTTCGTTCGCAGGTGACCAAGGCGATGGAGACCCCTCGCATCACGCGGCCGTACTTCACGAGGTATGAGTATGTTGTCCTCATGGCATCGCGTCAGCAGCAGTTGGCCGAGGGTGCGAAACCCCTGGTGAGTCTGGAAGGACTCCGTACAAGCGACCCGCAGTTTATTGATCATGTTGTCAAGCGTGAGATTGAGCAGCGGAAGTTGCCTTTCGTCTTCCAGCGTCTGATGCCCAATGGAACCTCGGAGTTCTGGTCGGCTCAGGAGCTCGAACTTAATTGGTGAAAGAACCCCAAAACATTCCGCCCCGACTTCGCAGCCATTAGCACGGAAAAGGCGGAACTCGTCCCCAGAAACGCATGCATGAACGCATGCCATCGTGTTGACACGGTTGGGTTAGCATCCCAGGCAAGACACTTGTATTTTTGCCCGTAATAATAGACAGTTGTCGCACACGTCAAGAAAGCAGCGTAGACTGGTAGCGAATACGGCATCCACTGAGCCGTGGTCCACACCATGACGCCATGGGCAATATGAGCAAATGCGATATCAAGTGGCAACAACCATGAAAACCGCGGCTTTGTCGAGTGATACGCGACGGAGACGAGATAGGTTCCAAACACAAGTCCTCCCGGTATGTATCCACCTACCGAGATGGCTGAGAAGGACGGAATCAGAAAGAAATGGCTCGAGGCCACCAATGCCCAATTCGGCATTATCAAACACTACCCGCCGGGCCTGAAAGTTTCGCAAGGTCCGTCTCTGACGGTGGGAACAACAGGGTAGGCTTCAGAGGCGGACTCGGGACCATTGTGTGAGGCGGGTCAGAGTGGAGAGTACCCATGGCCATCTGAACATCCACTGAGTCAGGTCCGAAGCGACTCACGTCCTTCGAGTAGGTGGCCGTAAAGTCGGGAGCGGGCGGGTTGAGCAGGAGGTACAGTGCCAGAACCACGGCAACGGCGGCGATAACGTAAACTGTCTTTACCTTGACCTTCATTGTTCTAGTCTGCGAAAAACGAACTGTCCCTCACAAACAAGAAGAACGGCATCATGGACTTTCCAATCGTTGTGAAGTGCTATACGTGCAACCTCCCTCTCGCCGGCAAGTGGAAGGAATTTAACCGTCTCATCAAGGAGTATCGCCGTCAGGATGGCCGTGCTCCCGACTCTGAGCTCATGTACCTCACGACCGAGACCAAGGTTACGGCGGAGGGTCGGGCACTCAATGACCTTGGGTTGACACGTGAGTGTTGCCGCCGTCATTTGCTGACGCACCCGGGAGTTTAACTCTCTCCACAATACAAGTATGTCCTCGTGCAGCGAGTACCTTGTCCGGCAGCAGCTGCGAACTCAGAAGTACATTGACACGCGTCCCCACATGACGTGCGGACAGGCCACTGAGATTAAGCGTCAGCAGGCGGGTTCTGCGGTCTATGAACAATTTTTGCCTGCGACTGCGTGCGTGGCCACTCTCAATGCCCCCATTTCGCGTGGAGGTGGTACGCGTGCGACCATCGCTCGGGGTCATCAGGTCAAGGATGCGTCGGCATATGTGTCCTATGCGTCGGCGGGTGCAACGGCCCAGGCCCTCAAGCCGGCGAACGTCAAGCCGTCGCAAATCAAGGACCTCTGCTATGGTATCGATGGATATGGCGTGAACACCATCCGCGAAATCAATGACACGATTCTGCTCTCGACTCTCATTCCCTCTACGGACCCCAACTATCGCAAGGAGGACATCATTGCCAAGGCTCGTCAGTCCATCAACAATTGCTGCACAGCGTGTGGCAAGGTCAACTTTGCCCCGTCGTGTGCGTGTGCGGGTCTCAGTCCGGGGCTGACGAATGCTACGACAGGCGGTCCTGTATGGAAGAACACTTACATATATCCCCGCACAGTAACGTAATGCTGATTGTCTATGTCTATCCTGCGAATAAACCAGCCGGGTGCTTCGATTTGTCCTATGAACTCTTAAACGGGTTCACGGACACGGCACTCAGTATCTTGACCCACCACAAGACAGCCGTACTCTGGTTCGGCTATCTTGAGGGGTGGATGCTCAGCCCCGAGGACGAGACTCGGCTGCGTGCTGTCATTCGGACCTTTGAGTGCCACGTCGTAACACGTGAACCTCTCTCCTTTTCACAGGCGTGGAAAAACGAAATCAGCGTCGTCCACTTTAAGGATGTCAATGGAGCCTCCAATTCTGACAACGATGGTGGTGCTGTACACGGTGAACGTCCGCCTCAACACGAACCTCCTTCTGGAGTCCCTCCCATTGACGGACTCAATCATCAAGGTTGAGAAGCAGGGTGTTCCCGCCCGTGGGTCTTCCAAGCGAGACCTGATTAAGCGACGAGCCAAGAAGGCACCTTCAAAGCGAACAACTGGATTCGGGCACAATTCCATCACACTCGTCAGTCTGGACGACGGTGATGGGACACTGAAGAAGAAGGAGATTACGGTGAAGATATTTCAGAATGGCGTGTTTCACATCACGGGCGTGCTGGACGAGCGGTATGACCGGTCGGTTATGGCGAGACTGCGAAAGCACATCTTGTCTACATGCCCACAGTCGGTGTCGGTTCCTGACGATACGGCTCCGAACAATGTGTGGACATCTGAGGTCAGGCGTGTGGTTCTGATGAACTACAAGACTCGATTGACCAGCACCGTCAGTCTCTCACGCGAGACCTTGTATGCGGCTCTTCGCCGAGATGGAATTCGCACCGAGTATGAACCCGCAGTTTATCCGGCTGTGAAGATTTACTTCCCGGATGTGAAGTGGATTGCCAAGGTGTTCCGCACGGGCAATATCATTCTGACAGGCATGACCACATCAGAGGAGTGTGGTCGGCTGGTGACTGCGTTACACCCACTTATAGATTCTGTGCGGAATGTGAACAATGGCCGCACGTGAGTTAACCCCGCAGGAAGTCGCAGATGGAGAGCGTCACATCACCACCGAGGAACTGACCGCCACCCAGATTCAGGCACTGGTGCGGAATATGGACCACTCGAAGAAGAAGTGGCGTCATCTTCGTCGTGAGGAGTTCCTGGAGAAGCTGAAGGTCGAGAACGATAAGCTGTATTACAATTTTCCTTCGCTGTGGCAGATGCACTCGGAGGACCGGCTTGATGCAACCTTTTTTGAGATGCTGGCCTTGAAGCGGAAGATCGAGAAGGGGGAGATGACCGATGAGCAGGCGTCGGTCGTCATGGGTCAGCGTCTGTTCCAGAAATTCGCCCCGGCAGCTGTGAATTCGAATGTCGCAGCTCCGGCCATGTCCTATGCGGAGTACTACAAGAAGTTTGGCGGAGCAGAGTAATAAATGGACGCCACTGGACCCACAGGACCCGATGAGGTGAATCTGCCGATAATCGATGCCACTGGACCCACAGGACCCGATGAGGTGAATCTGCCGATAATCGATGCCACTGGACCCACCTTCCCCACTCCGGACGTAAGCGTGGTCCCTCCGCCTCACATTGCTACACTTGACGAACTCATGGCCAGTCACGCAGTCGTCGTAGCCCAGGAGACGGCTGACCGTGCGACACTGAATCCCCTTCTGAACCCCACACGTGAAGCCTACCGCCCACAGCTCTTTGCCTGGGCTGCGGCTGGGTTTCCAGGTATCTACGTCGTCCAGTCCTTTCCTTTCACACCGCCGAGCGTTTGCTCAGACGGTGTGACCCGTGATGTCCCGGGATATGCATGGTATCTGCTTGGCGTCGACATTGGGACTGTTCTGGCCACCATCCAGTCCATGCTGACGGGGATTGTGGTGTCCTATTCGTTCCAGGGGAATGTGCTGAGGATTCACGTGAGTAAAGCGTAACGACTGAAAGGAGTGACGCGGGAGTGACGTGCTTAGAGTTTGTTCACAAAAGCAGACAGACAGTAGTTGGACGAAGGATTCTGGGTATATGCGTTGCTGATAATCAAAATGTTTAAGGCACCGGTTGGTACACAATAAATATTCCCGTTTGGAGCCAGTACACCACCCTGGTAAGTCTGTCCCGACAATGCCGGACTGAGCGAGTTGCTTCCATAACTCACAGCGTTTGTCGTGGTGTTGATGATCAGAATGTTTGAAGCACCGTTCGGTACACAGTATATATTCCCGTTTGGAGCCAGCACGCCTCCGTAGTAACCCTGTGTTGATAATGCTGGACTGAGTGAGTTAGTTCCGGTTGCATAACTCACGGCGTTTGTCGTGGTATTAATAATCAGAATGTTTGAAGTATTGCCCGGCATACAGTAAATGTTCCCGTTTGGAGCCAGTACACCGCCAATGTACCTCTGTGCTGACAATGCTGGGCTGAGCGAGTTGCCGCCAGTTCCATAACTCACAGCGTTGGTCGTTGTATTGATAATCAGTACATTTGAAGCACTGCGTGGGATACAATAAATATTCCCGTTTGGAGCTAACACGCCTCCGTAGTAAACCTGTGTTGATAATGCTGGGCTGAGTGAAGGGCCGTTAGTTCCATAGCTCACGGCGTTTGTCGTGGTATTAATAATCAGAATGTTTGAAGTATTGCCCGGCATACAGTAAATGTTCCCGTTTGGAGCTAACACACCTCCAACGTAATATTGTGTTGATAATGCCGGACTAAGTGAAGGACCTCCAGTTCCATAACTCACAGCGTTGGTCGTTGTATTGATAATCAGAATGTTTGAAGTATTGCCGTTTATACCTGGTACACAATAAATGTTCCCGTTTGGAGCTAAAACACCTCCTCCATAAGCCTGCAGCGATAATGTTGGGCTGAGTGAAGAACCACCTGTTCCATAGCTCACAGCGTTGGTCGTTGTATTGATAATCAGTATATTTGAAGCACCATATGGTACACAGTATATGTTTCCATTTGGAGCTAACACACCGCCATAATATTGCTGTGTTGACAATGCCGGGCTGAGTGAGTTAGTTCCATAGCTCACCGTCGGAATAACCGTGGCATTCGTTGGATTGTTCGTCGCAATCAACGACTGCAAATACGGGTTCCAATCACGAGCCCAGTTTCCTGGTGTCACTTCGGCAAATTGCGCGGGCTGAGACGTCGCGGGCGGAATGAGTTTATATTGATGTCCAGTCACCGTCTGTGTGCTCAGGCCCCATTTTTGGATTAGATACCCTTCAACTTGCTGCCGCTGGGCGGCCGATAAGGTCGAGGAGTAAATCAACAATTCCGAAATAGAGCCGTTGAAGTAGTTGGACGGCCCGCCAACGTAGATGCCGGTGGTGGCTGTTGTGGCTCCTGCCAGGGTTGAAGTGTTAGATCCATTGACAAATGGCGAGAAGGTGGAGGATGCATAGGTGGCGGACACTAAGACGTTGGAGGAGGCAGGGACTGGAGCAGTAATGTATCCATCAGGCGAATATTTGGCGATGAACACATTTTGACCTGTAGTTGAAAGCGATGCGTTGCTTACGCCACTTGAATCGTAGAAAGTCAATGTAGTACTAGCATAAGATCCGGTCACGAGCACATTACCACTTGAATCGGTAGTGATTCCGTATGGTCGATCGGCCCCCGCACCTGCAATTTGTACCGCCCATGAGACCGCACCAGCTGAAGTATATTTAGCGACGAAACCGTCGTAGGTGCCTCCCACGTTTCCAAGTGTCGCACCTGCTGTTCCGCTAGTATTGTACATCGTCAGTGCCGCAGAGTATAATCCTGTCACAAACACATTTCCGTTTAAATCGGTGGCGATTCCGTATCCATCGTCGTCGCCAGTGCCTCCAATTTTTGCCACCCACGACACCGCGCCGACTGACGTGTACTTGGCGATGAAACAGTCGTTGACTCCTGAATTTGAAAGTGATGCGTTGCTTACGCCACTTGAATCGTAGAAAGTCAATGTAGTACTAGCATAAGATCCGGTCACGAACACATTACCACTTGAATCCGTGGCGACTCCGTATTCGTAGTCGGCGCCCGTCCCCCCAATATGTACCGCCCATGAGAATGAACCGGATGAAGTGTACTTGGCGATGAAAATATCACTGCTTCCAGAATTTGAAATCGATGCGTTGCTTACTCCACTTGAATTATAGAATTTCAACGAAGCGATTGTAAAATTTCCGGTCACGAGCACATTACCACTTGAATCTATGGTGACGTTTATACCGCCCGTACCCCCCATTCCTACTACCCATGAGACTGAACCAGTTGAGGTGTATTTAGCAACGAAGGCGGAGTACGAGACAATTGATGCATTGCTTACTCCGCTTGAATCGTAGAGTATCAACGAAGAAGTATGTCCGGCCACGAACACATTACCACTTGAATCCGTGGCGACTGCCCTCCCCGAATCGATGCTCGCACCCGCCATTCGTGCCGCCCATGAGAATGAACCGGACGACGTGTATTTGACGAGGAAAATGTCAGAGCTTCCTGCATTTGCGAGTGATGCATTGCTTACTCCACTTGAATCGTAGACTGTCACCGGACTGCTATTATAGAAACCAGTCACAAACACATTTCCGTTTAAATCGGTGGCGATTCCGTATCCATAGTCGTCGAGTGTACCCCCAATTTTTGCCGCCCACGACACCGCGCCGGCTGACGTGTACTTGCCGATGAAACAGCTGTTACTTCCTGTACCTGCACTGGCGAGTGACGCGTTACTTACTCCACTTGAATTGTAGAAATTCAACGAACCACTTGTAAAATTTCCGGTCACGAGCACATTACCACTTGAATCCGTGGCGACTGCCCTCCCCGAATCGGTTCCCGTACCTCCAATCCGTGCCGCCCACCCAACCGTTGTACTCAACGCCCCAGTATTCGCAACCACCGACCGAGCAGACACGTACTTATTTGAGCCGTAAATTCCCAACATCGGAAATCCGTTACTTCCGTAGACTGCGTTCATGTACGCAGATGCAGCCGGAGCCGTCGTATTCGAGTACACACCAAACATGGAATATGCGTTCGACGGAAACACATACGTCGTGTTGGAAAATGCATTGGTGCTACCGTTGAAGGTCATGTTGCTGCCCGTCCAGGTTGCAGTTCCCGTCATGGTGTTGTTCAGTCCGGATTTATCGGACCATGATGTCACTGTTGTCGTGGAGTTCATCGTAGAGTTGTCTGCTGCGTCCAACCATAGCGAACAACCGGGAAGGTCGGTGGGGTTAAAGTATCGATTGAAAGGAAGTGTTCCGTAGAAAGGGTGCGTGGTTGGCAGTGTAATGCCCCATTTCCTGGCCAGATACCCTTCCATCGACTGACGCTGGGGGATGGTCATTTCCGCATTGATCATGATGTATTCGCATAAAAGGCACGACTGAGGATACGAACACCCAATGAAATAGTACTGGGGCGTTGTTACGTACGTCGACGCAATTGCGTTGGTTGTGACTGACTGAGACACTCCGTTTAGTGTGATAAAATTGCTGCCAGTTGATACCGCTGACTGAACCCAGCACACCATGCCCGTTGTATTCAAGGGAATCGTTCCGGCCGCAGTTGAGGCACCCAATACACTTCCGTTTCCGGCACCGACCTCGGCAAAGAGTGTTGCACTCTGACCGTCATAGTAGATATAATTATCCATACCGTTCTGATTGTTAGGTGTGACAGTGGCACATCCAAAGAATGTAAGATACTGAGAAGAAGACCCTAGCACCGTAGCCTTGTACACTGCGAAGACTGCACGGGCCTGTGCTGGAAATGTCACTGTTGAATTCATCCCATATGTCGTTTGGATGGGACAACTCACGGCGTTAAGTCCGTTCACAGTTGACGTTCCCGAGGTCATGTACCCTCCGTACGCGTTTGAGTTCGTGCCTCCTCCGACCGGGGTACCCAATCCACCCGTAAGGGGGTATGCGATTAGAGGGATAGATCCCTTGTTCGTCCAACTTGTGACGTTTGTGCCACTTGTAGTTATCGTGCTTGTATCCGCAGCATCGAACCAGATGGAACATCCCGGTATAGACCGAGGATCGAAACCCCAGATGCTTTTGGACGCTCCTAGCATTGTACTCTTAAAACAAAACATAGTTGGAGGTCGTGCCGCCCGGGTACGTCATCATCATTGTAATCGAGTTTGCCGGAGGAATTGTCACAGGATTGGTCGGGGCGGTTGTTCCCGCACTCGTGTAGGTGAAGGTGATACTCAGATAGGTGCCGGTGTTGTTGCGGAAGACCCAGTACGCGTTGGAATCGGTGGCCCACGTGATTGTGGGAATCGTGATTGCGTTCAACGTAGAGGTCGTGATATTGAAATGAGTTCCGTATGAGTTGGCGGCCACCGTCAGGGGCGTGGTCACAACGTTAGAGTACAATGGACGATAGCCGTTGCGAATGGTGACACCGCCGTTCACATCGAGAGCTGTGGCCGGTGTCGTGGTCTGAATACCCAAGTTGGAGCTGTTGCTGAAGAACAAGTTCGAGCTGCCCTGGAGACCTGTGGAGGTGCCGGTGGCAAAGATAACGGCTCCTGCGTTGGAGTACGTGGAAATCGCGGATCCACCCGACAACTGGACACCGTTGACGTAATAGCCACCGGCCACGTTCACAGATCCCGCAGTTGAAATCGGGGCCACACCTACACCCAAATTGGACGTGACGCGAGATGTGCCAGTGACATCGAGTGTATACGCGGGGGCCGCTGTTCCAACACCAAGGTATCCGTTGGAATGGATACGCATGGCCTCAACCATACTGCCGCCCGGAACTGAACTCAAAATAATTAAACCGTTTCCTCCGCTACCCGAAGATGCACCTACTGCGACACCGGTGACATATCCGCTCACTCCGGTTCCAGGAGCAGCACCTGACCCGTTTGTCGTATTGGAGCCAGACAATCCTATTACGAGCGAACCATACGACGATCCTCCGCCACCGTTTCCAGCTGAGGCGCCACCACCTCCTCCGTAGTATCCACCACCACCACCACCACCACAGTTACCGCTGGCAGCTCCTGCTCCACCTTGTAGGGGTGTTCCTGTCGTACCTCCTGAACCGCCTGCAGTTTGCGAAGCACCCGATGCTCCCGTGGTAGACCCCAATCCAGAACCGGCAGTTCCTGAATACGTGGCATTTCCTCCATAGGCTGGCCTTGCAGACTGAAAGTTTCCACCTTCACCTCCACCGCCTCCAACGCAAACAAGTTCTGCTATGATTGTACCTGTACCCGTAGATGAACCTGCGGCCTGGCTACTCGGTACTATAAATGATGTCGTAAGAGACGTGGAGATAACATAACTTCCATTGAAGCCGGACGGAGACAAGCCGCTAATTGTAACTGGTTGACCTGACACCAAATTATGAGTACCAGAACATGAAAACGTGATAGAACTTCCACTTGCGGACGCAGACGAAATTGTGACCGGGCATGTATATTGGATAGCTGATCGACCACCTCCCGAACTTGTACCTCCGTTGCCAACTCCTCCACCTGCACCTCCTCCTCCGAACGTTGACGACGTGTTCGTACCCACCGAACTCGCAACTCCCCCCTGACCAACCATGAGAATCAACGTAGAAACACCGGCTGGTACAGTGATAACCCCGGTAAGATAGGCACCTGCACCACCGTTTGTTCCGCCGCCACCAGCTCCGCCACCGGCACCCCACATTGAAATGTTTATCGATGTAACTCCTGCCGGTACCGACCAGTTGGATACCGAAGGACTGCTATATGTGAAGATATTCGAGAATGAGGAGGCACTTGCGGGAACCGTTTGAAATACCAGCGAACTCAGATACGACCCAGAGAGTGCCTGGTCCACCGCGTAGATACGAGCCAGAGCGGCTGCAGCTGTGGCAGTACCAAAATATAATGACGCGATACCTCCGGAATACGCGTTACAACTTGTTTGAAGGGTAAGTGTGTCGTATAACGAACCATAATTTGTTACCGATGATGTTCCGTTATATACTTTCACGGTTGTCCCGGTTACAGCCAAATTCGATCCGTTAAACGTCATGTTCGAGTTACCAAACAATCCCGTTCCACCCGTCGCTACGGTCAACACGCTTCCCCACCCGGTGGACCCCGTGATGGAAACGGAGCCACCACCACCTGATCCAGCGGGTCCAGCGGGTCCCGTTGGACCTGTCGCCGCAGACCCTGTCGCACCTGTGAAGCCCGTCGGTCCGGTTGACCCCGCGGAACCGGTCGGCCCTGTTGCCGCAGACCCTGTCGCACCCGTGAAGCCCGTAGGTCCGGTTGACCCAGTTGGACCTGTGAATCCAGTTGGTCCAGTGAATCCTGTGAACCCAGTTGGACCCGTTACACCCGTGGCACCTGTGGCACCCGTAGGTCCGGTGGCACCCGTAGGTCCAGTCGGTCCAGTGGGTCCCTGTCCGGTTTGATAGGTAAAGGACGATCCGTTCCAGTAAATGTTGGCTGAACACCCAGCATTCAGCGTGATGCTGGACCCAATACCTGATCCGGATGTGTAGGTTACGCCAATTGTTAGGTTGGAGGTCGTTGCATTGGCCAATGTCCAAAAGACACCCGGCGACGCCGAGGTATAGGTCGGCAGAGTTAAAGCATTGAACCCCGTGTTCGTGATCGTATAGCGACCTGCCGAGTTTGTGGAGGGCGCACCGACAGTCGGCGTAGGAATTGTCAGTGATGTCCCGGAGACCGTCGTCATGTTCGTTCGCCATTCTGTGGGGCCCAGGATGCGGAAACTGGCATTCGGAGCCACCTGCATATTTCCAACCGTATCCACTGCGAGAGTACCTACCGACGTTACACCTGCAGACGGTCCCGCAGCGTAGTACGGATGTGTATTCGGCAAGGATGCCTGCAGTCCCCACTTCCAAGCAAGATAGCCTTCCACAATCTGCCGATTGGACTGGTTGAGGGCTGCATTGAAGACCACGACCTCGGCCAGGTAGGATTGGTAGGAGTTTGTGGACGTGCCAGCCTGTCCATTGATAAACAGAGGTCCAGTCACAGGTGCTGTTCCCGTCAGGCCCAGACCAGATGCCTGCAGGGTTCCGTTCAGATACACCGCCATCGTGGACGATTGCGATGGATCTGGATTAATAGCCTCTAACAACTGCCATGTTGTGGCAGCTGTCAAGTTCGTTGACCCTACACTGGTCGCCATTGTTGATTAGTAAGATACAATACTGCTTGCTGCGGCCGATGAAACACCCGAGGCGTTAGACGATGCGACCGTGAAGTACCAGAATTTTCCAGAGGACAAGCCAGTCGGCGCAGAGGACGGTGCAGTGGTCGATGTGATAACACGATATGGAATTTGTGTTGTAAGGGGGAGTGTTATAGCTCCAGACCCTGCTCGAACGTCGAGCATGGTCACGGCTGTTGCTGTGCTCATAGACATCCTAGCTCTGGTATGAGTTCATAGTTTTTGGATTGCTGTTATACGACTTTATACTCAAGGATATACATAAGAGACAATAACAACTCCAGAACCACCAGAGCCCTGACATCCTGTTGGCGGATTAGAGGAATATGTGTATCCTCCGCCGCCACCACCGCCTGTATTAGGAGTACCATTTTGACAATTACCGTATCCCGTGTAACCATTAGGATTATATCCACCGCCCGAGTAACCGGCGACATATCCGCCACCTCCATATGAGGCTGTTCCAGCAGTATGCGAGGAATTCGGACCGCCGCCGACGTCGCCACCGCCCCCTCCACCTCCATATTGTAATCCTGTTACTGAATATGTTATACCAATTCCACCATTCCCTCCATATCCATTCGCATTTCCAGGTTGCCCTGCGCCTCCTACACCGCCGCCTCCTCCGCCTCCGCCCGAGCTGCCTGAAGAAGAATTTCCACCTGGATATGCTAAATTGCTAAGAACGGTTCCTGTAGTTGTTCCTGTTTGGCCGACACCTCCAACTGAGCGCGGCTGCGAAGGATTGTAGACGGCTTGTACAATAGCTCCTCCACCGCATCCACCTACGTTATTAGAAGTTGAAGCTGATAGGATTCCACCACCTCCTCCTAATGCATTTACCATGTTGGGTACTCCAGTATTTCCAAAAATAGAGTTGCCTCCTGGACTTGAATCATAATTAGCTTGTTGAATCCCACCTGCACCAACTGTAACATTATAAGTTCCAGTTGCCAACGAAGCAAACTCGGCAACAATCAAGTTTCCTGCTCCACCACCATCATAATAATCACCCGATGAACCGCCACCACCAATCGCAAAGACTTGTATTGTTTTCGACGGATTTAGCGTGAGTGAGAATGTTCCAGTGGTTGTAGTATCGCCGAATATATGTATCTTTCTACCATTGTAGACAAATGGAGCAGAATATGATGTACCACCGACCGTGAACGAGCCGCCTGACCAGCCAGTCGCAATGACTGAAACTGGTATAATAGCACTCTGGAATGTAGCCGAAGTTCCTACGGATGTCACTTCGTATATAGAGAAGTAGTAGTAATCGCCCGAAACGGGTGTGAAGGATACCGTTGCAGTCATGGCTGTCGTGTTGCTGGTCGCGATTGTCGTAGTCGTTCCACCGGTATATGCGTTCACCGTGGTCTGATACAGTACATAGTAAAAGGTTGGTGAGGCTCCTGTGGAACTCCAGCTCAGCGTTGCGTTGGAACTCGTGACCGTCAGCGCCAAGTTATACGGGTTCGGGAAATACTCCACAATCGGCGAGGCCACAACGGGAGATACACCCGAAGCATTGGACGCGTAGACCGTGTAATAGTAGTTACTGCCAATTGTCAATCCAGACGCAGAGGCGGTTACGGTGGGTGCAGTTACCGTTCCATTGGACCCAGACACCAATGCTCCTGTGTAGGTGGATGTGTTGGATCCATTGTTGTAGAGGGTCCAGGTATACGATGTGGCTGTTGGAGAAGCCGTCCAAGACATGCTTGCAGTTCCGGTTGTGATGGCTAGGGTTGGGGTGGTTGGGGGGATCACAGTAACAGTTTGTAATGCAATTACAACAATGCCCGAACCGCCAGCAGCTCCTAGTGAACCAGGTATGCCCGAACCGCCAGGTATATTATTACCGTTGTGTCCGCCACCACCTCCTCCTCCGGTATTCGGCGTTCCAGCAGTCGCCAGGGTTAGAACGGGACCCGAACCCGAACCGCCTCCATTTACTCCTATGCCTCCTTGAGCCGCGTTAATACGTGCCACGTCGGCACCGCCGCCACCGCCGCCGCCCAAGGTGAAATTGGACCCTCCGACCGTATACGTTTTCCCAATACCACCTGCACCGCCATAAGAAGTAGATGAACTTCCGTTGGCACCCACTCCTCCTGCGCCACCGCCACCGCCAGAACCATATTGAGGTCCTGTTGCTCCTGCGCCTCCCGCATATCCTTGACCACTCGTGCCTGTCCCTCCAACGTCGTTACCACCACCACCACCAGAGCCACCATTGGACCCAATCTGACTGTAGTAGCCACCAGCACCACCGCCAATCGCGGTTAGTGAGTTGAACACAGAGTTGTTACCGGAGATATTGTGTGCACCTCCACTGCCGACTGTTACAGTATACGTTCCTGAACTTAAGGTTGCATTTGAGTAGATCACGCCACCCGCACCACCACCACCACCTGTCAGATCGCCACCCCCTCCTCCGCCAGCAACAATTATATATTGTCCGGTTATGGTTGATGGACTTGTTAGGGTGATTGTGTTATTTCCAGTTGCAGTGAACTGATAAGTATAGTATCCATTCGCAATCGTCGGCGTAACCGTAGAACTACTCGGGTTCGTTGCGGTAACATTAGGAATAATTGTTGCAAAATACTGCACAATCCCACTCGTAGCCAACGTAGAGGTTCCATACGCAGTTGTCACGTTCAGAGTGTAGTAGTAATAGGTTCCAGACACAGGCGACGAGAATGTAAATGTATTAGACGTCGGCGATCCCGTGGCCCCTGACACAGCGGTTCCACCCGTATACGAGTAGATGGAATTTGAGTACACCGTGTACGTGTACGACGATGCACCTGTATAGGCCGTCCACGCACCGACCAACGTGGTTCCACTCGTGCTAAAGGTCAGACCCGATGGTGGAGGAATGGAGGTGCGGATCAGGAAGTTGGAAATCCCAGACTCCACCAAGAAACCCGGATACAAGGCCGAGTTGCTTGACTGTTCAATCGTCGGACCGGATACAGAGCCGAGAGGATACTGGACCATAAACACGCTCATTTGCGGGGAAATCACAAAGGACGGAATGGTTACACCATAACCAGACGTTCCGAACTGCACGACACCTCGGCTGTTCTGGACGTTTGCTGCATACACCGGTGTTCCAAAGTTGGAGGCCGTGTAATTATTGCTCGACTTGTCCTTCCACGTTGTCAGATTGGAACCGGTGAGCGTCATGGTCGTCGTGTCCGAACCATCCAGCCACAGGACGCAGTTACCAACCGATGTGGGCGTAAAGGGAGCAATGTACGACATGTTCACGCTATTCACGTTGGAGATCGCATTGTTACACATGTTTTCAGTGGCATTCACGGTCAGCGTGGATCCATTGAAGGTCAGATTGGAGTTTCCATACAGACCCGTTCCACCCGTGTTCACCGTCAGGACGCTTCCAAATCCAGTGGACCCCGTGATGGAAACAGAGCCACCACCTCCGCCCGACCCCGCCGGTCCAGCGGGTCCAGTCGGCCCTGTCGCCGCAGACCCTGTCGCACCCGTGAAGCCCGTGGACCCAGTCACACCCGTGAATCCAGTTGAGCCTGCGATTCCCGTAGGTCCCGTGATACCCGTAAACCCAGTGGGTCCAGTGATTCCAGTGAAACCGGTGCTACCTGTGATACCCGTGAACCCCGTTGACCCAGTGATACCCGTGAATCCAGTTGGTCCCGTCACGCCCGTGAAACCGGTGCTACCCGTGAATCCGGTAAACCCAGTTGATCCAGTCACACCAGTGAAACCCGTCGACCCAGTGGTACCGGTAAACCCGGTGCTACCCGTGAAGCCAGTCGGTCCAGTGATTCCGGTAAACCCAGTGGGTCCCGTCACGCCCGTGAAACCAGTGCTGCCTGTCACACCCGTGAAGCCAGTCGGTCCAGTCACGCCCGTGAAACCCGTCGACCCAGTGGTACCGGTAAACCCGGTGCTTCCCGTGACTCCTGTGAAGCCAGTCGATCCAGTCACGCCCGTGAATCCAGTGCTACCCGTGAAGCCAGTGGGTCCCGCGAACCCAGTGGGTCCCGTGACTCCAGTAAACCCAGTGCTGCCCGTGGCACCTGTAGGTCCAGTGATTCCGGTAAACCCAGTGGGTCCGGTGATACCTGTAAACCCGGTGCTACCTGTCACACCCGTGAACCCCGTTGGTCCAGTGATACCTGTAAACCCAGTGCTGCCTGTCACACCCGTGAAACCCGTTGGTCCAGTGATACCTGTAAACCCGGTGCTGCCTGTCACACCCGTGAAGCCCGTGCTACCCGTCATACCCGTGAACCCCGTTGGACCTGTCGGCCCCGTGACACCCGTAGGTCCGGTCGAACCCGTAGGACCAGTGAACCCCGTACCAGGAGGTCCCGTCACGCCCGTGAAACCCGTTGTTCCCGTCGGACCCGTGAATCCAGTCGGACCCACAGATCCAACTGACACCAGGGTCGTGTGGATGTGACTCGCTGTGTTATCCCGAAGTCCAATGGTAAGCGGGCTTCCGGACAGTGTTGTCGCATACAGCTGAACAACCACACTGGTTGCGTACGTATGGGCGGGAACATACAATGAGTATGTGTACTGCTGCATGGCCGATGATTCATTCACAGATGTGGCTCCTGTTGTTGACCCCGATGCCACCACGCTTGCTCCATCATACACATTGAAGTAAAAGGTGGGTGCGGACGAGGGGACACCTGGAGTCGCATACAGATTCATGTCCCACACCCCGCCAACCGCCACAGTTCCGGGTAGCGACCCGGCGGGAATCGAGAAGGAGGCAATCTGTTGATTCGTCGTCAAGGCAGGCACCGTAATATTCACCTGTGTCCCGACGTTGAAAGACGTCAGCAGACTACCAGACAGTGTTGTTGTCCACGGATTAACAGTGGTGGGGTAATCCAGCTGAAGAATGAGACCGCCAGATACACCGGCCAACCCTTGGGCACCGGTGGCTCCCACGCTGCCGGTTGGACCCGGGAAACCGGCGACATATGGCAAATTCGACCATGCGGTGACGCCATCACCGATCTTCACGTACTCGAACGTTGCCATTACGTATTAACTAGAACAAATCTAACTGAACGGAAACGTCATGCGTTGTATTCCCGGCAGCGTCATACGAGATTTGCACATGGAGTAAATCGCCGGCTCCAAAGTTCACGGACGAATCGTATTTAGAGATGAACGTAGTGGCGTTTGACAGCGTAACGGTATACGCTGTATCGGCAATGGATCCACCACTCGGCGTTTTCCGGACTGTAAGGGTGGTCGTGTGTCCCGTCCCGGGAGCCATATTGAAATTCACCGTCATACCCGCTAAGATTAATGGCTGTTGAATACGGTAAGCCGCAGGCGGGGTCGTGATATCCGGATACTGAGTGAACTGTCCACCCGACGAGTGAATGCCTACGGTTCCAAACCATAAGTACGCTGGTGTTCCCGTTCCCGGGTTTCCGGATGTGTTCAGTGTCCCAACTGCTCCGTAAAACAACGTGGCTGGGTAATTGTAGGCTGAGAACCCCGCACCGCCAGCTGTCTTTGTCACCAAGTCCACGCCGGGTCCCACCTGAATTCCCGCTGACGCCAAGTACGTTGGATTGGTAATCGTTGCCGGAGTTGTTTGGAGAATGTCGGATGCCGTATAGGTTTGCGGGGAAACCGGTTGAACCGTCCCAATGGTCGTAGATCGCAGC